TAATTTTCTATCGGCACCTAAGGTAAGATGTTGTGTCTAAAACCAAGACCTAGACCCAGACCTAGACCCAGACCCAGACCTAGACCCAGACCCAGACCTAGACCCAGACCCAGACCTAGACCAAGACCCAGACCTAGACCCAGACCTAGACCTAGACCAAGACCCAGACCTAGACCAAGACCAAGACCAAGACCAAGACCAAGGCCAAGACCAAGACCCAGACCTAGACAGTATATGCTTTTGTCTCTTAGTCCGGCCTGTCATTTCAAGACACCGAAAGACTCAATCATCCCTGTCGAGACATACCACTCGTTGGGAAGTCTCTGGGCGTCCTTCCAGGTCTTGGAGCTAAACTCTCCTGTTTCGTATACGATTGAAGCGTCTTTCAGTTTAATACAGGTGTCGTTGACGCCAACGAGTTCTCCTGTGTAGATATAGGCGGCACAGAAGATGGTGACTCTCTGACCTAACAGAGCCAGTAGGCCTTCGCCTGATACTTCCTCTACTGTCTTAAGAACTTTCATTTACTTTTCCTTCTTTAATTAATAGTCTAGACACAGATAAACCTATGGTGTCCTTACCAGACGCATCTAAGTAAGACTCCATAGGCTTACGCTTTGTCTAGCCTTGCAGAAAACCGCAAGCAAACCGCAAGATTAGATTAGCTACCGTTGACTAGACGGATTCTTTCCAGTTATAGGCTTTCTCGGCCAATGAGATTAAATCTATTTCAGCAGCACTAGCAGCCCTTTCAGCAACCCAAGCAGCCCTAGCAGCCCTTTCAGCAGCCCAAGCAGCACTAGCAGCCCAAGCAGCCCAAGCAGCACTAGCAGCCCAAGCAGCCCAAGCAGCCCTTTCAGCAGCCCAAGCAGCACTCTCAACAGCACTCTCAACAGCACTCTCAGCAGCCCTAGCAGCCCTTTCAGCAGCCCTAGCAGCCCTTTCAGCAGCCCTAGCAGTTCTATCTTTACCTGATACCCAGTTATTGACGAATGAGATAAAGTCTGAATCCTTATAGACTTTCGAGGCACACAACAAGGCGAAGTATACCCTTTGATTAGTCGTAAAGACGGGTATGGCTAATTCTTTAATGGTAGTCAGTGAGACGCAACCGACTTTTAATCCGTTGTCTGACTTGACAACCTCTCCAGAGGCTTCCCATAGTTTACAAGGGTTCAGGGCGGCATGGATAGGGTTCAGAAGTACAGCCAATAACGGGGAAGTATAGGCATGGATGTATCCTGGCCCGCAGAGGCCGCCTTTGCCCGTGCCACTGTGAGTAACACCGTTACCCCAAAGGCACTGGTTTCTGTAACCCCTACGGGTGTAGCCGCCTTTGTCTGTGAGTTTGTAAAGGATTGCCATTAAATACTCCTTCAAGTAGACGGATCACTGAGCCACCCTTTTGAGATAGTTTCAGGCGGTACGATCATGGATATTACCGGACCTGACAGGAACCAGATTCTTATATTAGTTCCTCCGTCTAGGCACAAGAAAGGGGCTGAGTTCCCCCAGCCCCAGACTAATAACTAGAAGATGACTGATGTTAGGCGGCCTTCTCCGTCTTGTCATCCTCGATCTTGCCGCCGTTGTCCACGATGAAAGCCTGAAGATTACCGACGATCCGTTTAATCTTGGCGTTCTCGCCAGACTTGATCCCCCTGACTTCGCCGTTCCGGTTGGCCTGGTTGGCACTCTGGACGAACTTGATGACGCCCTGGATGCGGTTAAGAACGTCCTGCCCGGTAATCGGCTCGAGTCCCCTCTTATGGGCGGCATCAGCCGCAGCCCTGGCGCGCTTCGCCATGGCCGTTTCATTGAAGGGGGTTTCCTCGCCGTCCTGGACGGCGTAAGGCTTGTAGCCATCTTCGCCCTCCTTCATTTGGCGGGGGTTACCCTTGGCGTCCCAGCGAATCGGGGAGACACCGCGAACCCAGGCGATGATTTCATCGGAGAAACGGGTAGTCACGGGATGATTCATTTCCCGCAGTCCCTTGACCAGCCGATCCATCGGCATGACATCGCCGTGAGTTTCGGCGTGTTCCAGACACTTCAGGGCGGCAGACTGAAGTTCCACTTCGAACTGAGTGACGGATTGAAGCATTGTCTTGGCGGAAAGCAGGAGCTTGTCAACCAGTTTCATGGCGATGCTGGGAGTCTTGCCTGACTTTTCGGACGGGGCAAGGGTGGTGGTCTTGTTCTTACGAACGGTATTGGCCTTAGCCATTGTAGTTCCTTTCGGTTGTAGAATGTGCAAAGGCGGAATGCCAGTGCTACCGCACAGGTTAAAGGAACGTAAAGACCTGTGACTAAATTAGTAGGTTGTGTCTGGCCTGGACGTTAGAACCATATTCCGCGGAACCGACAGAGTTCCTAAGGCAGCACCCAATCCCGATTGTCCAGAGTGCATGAGTTCTTGGCTAACCCCTCGGTCAGGGCTGTCCGTTTTGCCTTGTCAAGTAATCTAGTTACTACCAGACACAACCATTTGTCTTGACCCTAAACCCCTCAGGGAATTAGTTTTCGCGGCCAAGTAAGAACATTCCTGTCAGGCAGGGGAACCATCCAAAACATAACAGTAAAGGATTAACAGGAATGCTCATAGCTGGCCGCTAAGCCAGCACATACGCCTAAACGTATGGGACACGCCGTTATAACGTGCCTCTTAGACAGTAAGCCTTGCCTCATTAAAGGGCAGTCTATGTGCCTACCAGCCATACAACAGGCGACACACAGACACAACAGGTATGGGTTCCACCCCTAGGCGCAATTACTAGGATACCCATTATAGGTATCTGTTCATGGCACAAAGGGACACCATCCCATTGGCTTGGCAGGTTGGAGGCGTTACAGCCTTTACCCCGGGATTTACACTGATTCGTTAGTCTAGCTACTCCACAGAAACCCTAGCTATCAACCCGGGTATGAACCAAGCCGATAACGCCCTAGAGCGTCTTTGAAGCAACCGGCCACTAGCCAGCCACCTTAGCTACGTTTTTGACGTAAGCCCTAAGGCTTAGTCTCACATAGACTTTCTCTTTGGTTAACGTGAGTTAACCGTTAGACCGATGATCCGTTCCGCTAGGAACCCATCCTTTTGGCCTAATTTCAAGGGCTTAATTAATAAGCCCCTGGCATTAAGTCAAGGTCAAGCCATAGCCAGAATCAGCCAGAACGTGACGCCCCAAGCCAGAACCAGAAAGAACCCGGCTACAGTGGATACTTGGTTAGTCTGGTTAGTACCGTTGCTTGGCATAACCCTTATCCCTCCCTTGGTTATCCGGCCTGACCATATTCGACGCTCCATGAAAGGTATAGCCTTCCATAACATTGACTGTTCTGTAGCCCTTGCTGGTAGGTATGGCAGACTTTGGGGTGTTGAGATTGTCCTTAATCAAGGAAGCCTTAGCCTCTTTGACTAGTGACCATTGGGCCTTACGCTCGGCCCTTTCCCGTTTCCCAAGACGGATTTTTCCCATCTGTGACTCCTATTCGCCTAAAGGCTCATAGAGCCGAAGGCTGTTTTACGTCCGGTGCTCACACTCAGACACTAGACCCTATCACTAAAGCCTGACATAGCAACCCTAAAGCGGCATGTCAAGACCCTCGCTAGAGGGGTAAGCAATCAGCACAACGCTAGACATTCCCAAGGGCTTATCGCCTAACCCGGACAAGCCGTAGCCCTCCGGAGGATTACGCCCACGGGTGTTGCCCGCTGACAGACAGACAATGGCATACCCTTAGCTAGGGTTCAAATCACAAATGAGTAATATTCTGTAATGTTTTGTCATTAGGCTGGACTTGAAGGATATAGAGAACGTGTGCGCGAATAACGGGGGATTGTCGCAAAAGTATGTCAGAAATGTAAGAAAGGATGTAAAAGGGGTTAAAGATTTGTAACACAATAAATCGGGCTGAAGGATTGACAGCTAGAAAGTCAATAGAGAAGGGCTGCGACAGATAGACGCAAGGCAAGGGCTTGACAGGCTGGAATAAGTCTGAATGTGAAATATTAGAATAGGTGTAAAGTAGTCCTTATGTGCGAGACGCAATTCTTATTCGTCTGTTCACGGATTTTCCGTACACTGATTTTACCTACTAACACCTTAGTTAGATCTACTACGGTTGTTGGCCTCCCGGCTTTCCGGGCTGGCTAAGGGAAGTGTTTATGGGAAGTGACTACCCCCGGACCCCCTCTGTGAGGATAGTAGTTGAGTAAAATCAGGCACTTAGCCGATATAACGAATTTCCTCTCAAATCTTAATATAATATTTGAAATAAATTATTTTTAATAAATATAACATTAGAATTCTATTTAATTATAACATTTGAATTATCTTATGACATCAGAATCCTTGTTAACCTCACTAGTTTTCTATTGTAATATTATCATTTTTGTAGTATAATTTATCTATACTATTATTGTAATAATATCTAGGAGACGTCATGACTACCTATACAAAGGCTCACAAGAAATACTACGAAAAAAATAAGAAAAAGATAAGAAAGCAAAAGAAAGAGTACCATAAACTATATAACAGAGAATACTACAAGAAAAACAGAGAAGCCATTCTAGAGTCAGCTAAAGAACGTCGAACCAGAGTTTCCTTAGAAAAGGAAGCCTTCTTGGATAAATTATCTAATTCTTGCATATTTGAGAATCCTTCTCAAGACCAACCACTTGAAATCATTGAAGAATAAAAAGTGCTTGACACAGATTTTTGATTTTGTTATAATATGTATATTAAGGAAGAACGTTTAGTCTTTCCTTCTAAACTATCTAGTTTATTGAACTAACTAATTAGTTAACTAGTAAATTAACTAACCTTTAATAATTAAAACAGACCGCCCCTTCTAGTAATTAATCTAATTAATTCTTCTTCTTTCATATCAATGAATAATTGTATCTTCCGAAGCCAGATTGGCTTATTCCTTATCTAATTTCTTTTTGTCAATCTCTTTAGAGGGTGTTATTTGTCTAAACTAGATACCAATAAGAACGGCAAGGTAGACAGGTGGGAGACAGCCAAGGCTAGGGTGGCTCATCGTAAGGCCCAGGCTAAATACCAGAAGTCTGAAGAGCAGGTCCAGAAAAGGGTCAACAGAAATAAGGCCCGTCGTACCGCCCTCCGGGAGGGTCGAGTCCATAAAGGCGACAACAAGGACGTCGGACATCGTGATGGTAATGCATTAAATAATGACCCAACTAATTGGGCAGTTCAGTCTCGTAGGTCTAATAGGTCTTATCCTAGAGATAAAAAGGCTCACAAACAAAATCCCACTGATTAATTACTAAACTCCAGATAGGAAATAGTCCGTCTGCGAAAGGAAATTATGAGAAATTGTTTATACTGTAAAAAAGAGTTTAATTTTACAAATAAAAGACAAGTCTATTGTTGTATAAATTGTAAAAACTATGCAGGCCACAAAAGATCAGGGTATAAGGCCCAAAAAGAATATAGAAGCCGCTCTGTGCGCAATTATTTAGGCCAACTCAGGTCTTATTACAATCGTAAAGAAACTTTAAGCCTAGATTTTCTTCTGGATTTATATAACAGACAAGAAGGTAAGTGTGCAGTTACTGGTGAAGTGATGACTCATTTACAGAATTCTGGTCGAAATCCTACAAATCTATCTATTGACAGAATAGACAGCAGTAAAGGCTACGAACCTGAAAACGTTAGGTTAGTTTGTTATCAAGTCAATGTCATGAAGCAAGACTATGATGATGAAGTTCTAAAAGATTGGTGTAGGAAAATTCTTAATATACAACGCCTTAAATAACTCCCCCAAAAATTGGATGGTTCAGTCCAGACACGACAACAGATCGTATAGAAGAAACAAAGACGGTTCTAAAAAGAACCCTAAAGACTAAATAGTTTGTCTGCCTTTCAATGTCCCTCATTACTTCTATGACACAGAAACTATAAATGATTAAAGAACAGCTAGTCCCACTGACGCCTCAGCAGTTAAAGTTCATAGAAGAGTACTTAATCGACTCTTCTTCTGCCAGAGGTGCAGCCATCAGGGCTGGTTATTCCATCAATACAGCCACCCAGCAGGCCTCCAGACTTTTAGCTGATAGGCGGGTAATCAAAGCCATAGAAGAGGCTCAGTCTAAGGCTACTAAGTCTCTTGGTATCACAGCCGAGAGAGTCCTTCAGGAATTAGCCCTCATAGCTTTCTCTAAGCCCGGTGAATTAATCCGTATTAACGAAGAAGGCGAGATCGAAATCTCCGCTCAGGACCTTAAGGATGACAGATCAGGGGCCGCCGAAGTCTCGGTTACTTCTGGTAAATCCGGTAAAGTCCTCCAGGTCAAGACTATCAAACCTGCCGACCGTCTAGCCGCCCTAGAGAAGATCGCCAAGCATCTCAATATGTTCAAGGACCAAGTCGAGATAACTACTACTGCCTCCTTGGCTGAGCTAGTAGAGGCTTCATTTGATAAATCCGTTAAGGTCTCTGAACCCCCTGAAGACCCAGTAGAATAATTTGTCTCAAGTAGCGGCATAATGGCTAAAGGTAATAACGGCCTTTTAGGTCTAAAAAGAGGGCCATATAAACCTCAGAAAAATAAAAGCCCCAGAAAAGTAGCTAAAGAGACGGGGCTATTACATTATATGACCGGAAAACCTTGTATTAATAGTCATATATCTAAAAGACTTGTCTCTGATGGCAGTTGCGTAGAATGTGCGCCAATCAAGAGACTAAAACTTAAAACAGCTAACCCTGAAAAATTTATCTCTACTCAAAGGAATTGGCGAGCTAAGAACCCAGAAAAACAAAAAGCTTACAGAAAAAAATATCAAGCAAATTCTAAAACAAGAGAAGTAAAAAGAATTGCTCAATTAAGGCGTCATGCAAGATACATGAATGCTGAAGGTTCTTTTACTAAAGACGATATAGATCGTTTAAAAATACTTCAAAATTTTAAATGTTGTATTTGTGGATGCGATTTAGCTGTAACTGGTTACAATATCGAACATAAAGTACCATTGATACGTGGTGGGTCTAATTGGCCTGAAAATCTACAACTTATGTGCCCTTCCGATAATTTCCGTAAACACACTAAGACAGATGAAGAATATAGAACTTATTTAGGATTAATTCAGTGAGTACAGTTGCCGCTGAAAAACTAAAACTTTGGAGACTGCGTCCAGACGTATTTGTACGTGAAGTCTTCGGTGCAACTCCCGATCCTTGGCAAGACGAAATCCTCAAAGCTTTCCCTCATAAGCAACGTATAGCCATGAAGGCCTCGAAGGGCCCTGGCAAGAGTTGTATCGAAGCTTGGCTTGCCTGGAACTTTCTAGTCACTAGGCCACATCCCAAGATTGCTGCTACTTCTATTTCAGGTGATAACCTCAGAGACGGTCTTTGGTCGGAAATGGCTAAATGGAGAGAAACCTCTCCTCTTATTAAGAATTCATTTGTCTGGCAGAAAGAACGAATCTTTGCTAAAGAACATCCTGAGACTTGGTGGATGTCGGCTCGTCAGTGGTCTAAGTCCGCTGATCCTAACTCCCTTGGTAATACTCTGGCAGGTCTTCACGCTGACTATATTATGTTTATTCTGGATGAGTCTGGCGGTATTCCTGATGCTATCATGGCTGCCGCTGATGCCGCACTCTCCTCTTGTAAGGAAGGTCATATCGTCCAGGCGGGTAACCCGACTCACCTTGAAGGGCCTCTTTACCGGGCTTGTACGTCGGAACGTCAATTCTGGCATGTCGTAGAAATCACTTCTGATCCAGACAATCCTAATAGATCACCTAGAGTCAAGGCTGACTGGGCCAGAGAGCAGATAGCCAAATACGGCAAAGACAACCCTTGGGTTCTCGTAAACGTCTTTGGACAGTTCCCACCGGCGTCATTTAACGCCCTTATCGGTCCAGAAGAAGTAGACGAGGCCATCAACAGAAGATACAGAGAAGGCGATTTCCAAGCCTCGGCTAGAATTTTAGGAGTAGACGTTGCTCGTTTCGGTGACGACAGCAGTATTATTTTTCCCCGTCAAGGTCTTCAGGCTTTTACTCCCCATCAATATCGTGGCCTATCTGGAACTGAGGGGGCTGAAATAGTCCTACACAAGTGGAATCACTGGGATGTAGACGCAGCCTTCATCGATAACACCGGTGGTTTTGGTTCTTCTTGGATAGATAATCTAATCCGACTGGGTAAATCCCCCATCCCTGTCAATTTCTCTCAGGCTGCTATAAACCCGGTCTATGGCAATAAGAGAGCCGAAATGGCCTTTCTTTGTGTCGAATGGATCAAAAAGGGCGGAGCCCTACCAGACGTCAAGGAATTACGGGACTCCTTGGTTCAGACTACTTATACTTTTAAAGGTGATAAGTTAATGATTGAACCCAAGGAAGACGTAAAGTCTAAATTAGGTTATTCCCCAGATCACCTAGATGCCCTTTGGCTGACGTTTGCTCTCCCCGTAGAAAGAGAAGTCAAAGACCCTTTTCAGAGGAATGGAACCCATCAGATTGAATACGATCCGTTCTCACGAGCTAGGGTGTCGCCTAATTCACATAATTCCGAATACATTTACAATCCAAGAGGATATTGATATGTCGTTTTTTGATACAATTTTTTCTGCCGTAAAAGCCGTAGTAGGCTCTTTCGCAGATCAGGTACGTAAGTTTGCTTACGCCTTTCTCCCTAAGCTAGGTGATAAAGTCCAAGTGGCTATCGAAGACGTCTTAGAGGTTGCGGCACAGGCAGTTCTTGAGCAGGCTCCTAAGGTTTTAGATGGTTCCGTTAAATTCTCCAACGCCGTTGAAGTAGTAGTAAATACAGTTGAATCCTCTGGTAAGAAAATTGCTATTCAAACTGCTCAGGCGGCTGTACAACTTGCCTACCTAGAGGCTCAGAAGATCGCACAAGGTAAGTAAATGATTAAAAAGGTTCTCGTTGCTTTAGCAATATCTGTTTTCCCGGTGACGGGAGCTTTGGCTCAAACCACAGCCTCCTCTGTTGTTCCTGGTAATTATCAAATAGCTCCTCAAACTAACTGTACCGTAGGTCCTTGTTTTGTACCTTTTTCTGACACCAACCCGTTGCCGGTTACTTCGTCTTCGTCATCATCTCCGGCCCCACAGCAAATAGGTATCACTCCAACTAATAGGACTATTACTTCAGCCACTGGCGCGTCTCAACAACTTATGGCGGCTAATTCTTCCAGACATAGCCTGTTGGTTCAGAATACAGGTAGCTCAAACTGTGGCGTAAACCCAACGGGGGGTACAGCTGTTATTGGCGGGGCAGGGACTCTTACTCTGTTTCCTGGCGGTTCTTATTCCCCTAGAGTTCCTTCTCTTTCAGCCGTAACTGTTATTTGTACAGCCGGTCAACCTATATACGCCAATGAAAACTAATATGAAAAATCTAATAACTGCATTAGCCTCAGTAGTTTTCTTAGGTATCGGTTCTGTCACTGCCTTTGCCCAAGACATCACTAATCAAGGCTCTGTACGTTCAATCACTTGTTTTGGTGCCGCAATAACTACGGCAGGGACTTGTACTACATCAGGTCAGATACCCGGAACATCTAATGCTACTGCTGCTTCGGCTGGTAATATAGGTGAAATCTTATCTGTAACTTTACCTGTCGGTTCTGCCGTTAATGTGTCTAACTCTGCCATAAATGTCACTTCAAGAGTTTTAACTGCCGGTAATTGGTCGGTATGTGGCAGCATTTCATTTACTAACGTTGGTTCGTCCACTACGAGATTAATCGGTGGTATCAGCTTAACATCGGCTACGCTGCCTGCCGCAGGGCCAGGTTTATATGATTTGAGCAGCACAGCTGCTTTTCCTCCTGGTAATAGCTACACATTTCCTTTAGGCTGCGTTCCAACGTCTTTACCATCAGGGGGAACTGTATACTTAGTGGCTCAAACAGTAACGGCAGGTAGCTCTTCTGTTTATGGTAATATAACTGCAACAAGGACTAATTAATTGTCTGTTTTTCGCTGGATACTTGGTTTTAGTCTGTTATGTCTTATTCCTACTAGCTCGTTAGCAGCCAGTAACCCCTCGCTTATCCCGGCTGTACAGAACATCGCTCAGATGAAGGCTCTAGGCCAGGCATCGAATCAATACCCCGTCGTTCAAGTACTAGGGTATAGAGCCCCTGGAGATAACGGCGGTGGTTTATTCGTATGGGACCCGTCTTCTACTTCTACCACAAATATCTGTACGATTTTTCAATCCACTGGCGTTTCTACAGGCAGATGGAAAAGGCAAATGGAGGGTAAGAATCTCAACGTAGAAATGTGCGGTGCCTATTCTGATGCCACCCATCCTACCGAGACATTAGCGGCTTTTCAGGCAGCCAATGACTTAGTTGCAGCCTCTTCTACTCCTAACGCAGTTATTGAATTTAAAGGGGCAGAATACAGTTTTGGTAGTTTAGGAGGTGTCGTGAAGGCGGCGTCTTTCTCTTGCCCGAACTGGGTCGGCGGCGGCGGCAACTCTAGTAGAATTTCTATGGCACCTTTAACTGAAACGGCTGCTTTTACATTTCTAGGGGGTTCTGGTTCATACTGCAAAGGCGGCGCAAAAGAATTCAATGTATCTGGTAATTCTAATACGATAGGGTGTTCTTTTGTAGGCCAAGGTGGGGGACACTGTGATGTCACATTCGTCAGGGGTAAAATGGCTGTATTGTTTTGGAATTCCTCTCCGGGATTGTTTACAGAGTATAATGTAGTAAACCCTATCATAGAAAATATGTCTCAGGTAAATTATGTGGCAGAATATAGGGTCTCAGGAGGGGGCAACGCCTCATTTCATGGCTCTGGTTTTGGTCCTAATACTGCCATAGCTTCTTCTAACCATTTTAATTCTGATCCTTTAATTAGAATAGGCACAGATTCTTTTGTATATAACTCCCCCTTAAATGTAAAATGGTTTAATTCAGGAGGAGGGACTCAAACTTTAATAGAAAATTTTTCTAGTAATGTAGCAACATTTGTGAATGGGTCTATAGAAATAGAAACTTTGTCTTCTGATCCTGCCGTGTTGGCTGCTTCAGGAGGTAATCAGGTTATTTATGGAGGTAATTTCTACACCTTTGGTGCCGATATAGGGTCAGGGTTAGACCCAGGTAGAATGATTTTTGCTAAAACTAAAAATAGTAACAGCTTAGGTCAAATCACTCTCCATAACACTGATGCTTTATACATCACCTCTACTTTCACAGGAACCTCTGGAATTACTTTAACTGGTAGTCCCATCAAACAGAATTATACTTCTTACCAAGTCACTATCCTTGGAGTAAACGGAGATAATTCGTATAACTGGTCTGGAACTGTGTTGGTGAATACCGATATAACTGGTCCGGGGACATGTGCTAACCCGACTGTAGTAGGAGGTAAGTTATATACAGACACTAATACCTGGGGTGTCCCTACCGTGACCTGCTCTTCTAATGTTCCATCGTTTTCAAATTCAAATTGGACTTCGGGTCAATTTTCTATAACTTATTCAGTACATGGTCAATAGAGTGTGGACATACTCACAAAAATCAGGTATAATATATAAGAATTGTCTTCCTGTAGGTGTAGGTTATAGTGGAAGTTCTTATGGCCTTAATAATCCTGAGAAACAACATGTACAGAAAATAGGACCTATACCGAGAGGGGTCTGGAAAATCATCTCTTGGTACGACAAGACTGATAAATTCGGTCCGATAGTAGCTAGATTAGAGCCTTCTAATAAAGAAATGGCTTTAGGTCGTTCAGGCTTTTTAATTCATGGTGATAACTCTAAGGGAGATAAATCAGCTTCTTCTGGGTGTATCATTCTTAATAGGAATTTAAGAGAAGCCATAAAAAATAGTAAGGAAACTGAAATTGCCGTCATCCTCTGAAAAACAAAAACGTACAATGGCAGCAGCAGCCCATGACCCTAAATTCGCCAAGAAGATGGGTATACCTCAATCTGTAGCAAAAGATTTTAATAAAGCCGATACTAAGAAACCCAGACACGCGCGTATGTATAAGGATAAATAAATGGGAATGTTATTTAGTGGGACTCCTAAACCTCCATCAGTTCCTATGCCTCCTCCGGCTGCTCATCCTCCGACTATGGCCTCTACTACTGCTTTTTCCCAGTCAGCGGCAAAACAGGGTTCTAGGGCGGCTGCCGCAAACGATACCCTAAAAACAAGCCCACAAGGCCTTGAAGCCCCAGCGACTAATAAGACACTATTAGGTCAGTAATTTGGCTCAAGATAAATCTAAATCTACTGCTGTGTATGAAAAGGCGGGGCCTACCCTCCTATCGAAACAACCTACCATAGAGGTCTCTGATAATCCGGTAGAGCAGGGTTGGTTACCACTTAGGGGACATTTAGAGACTCGTCTTGTTTCATTAAGAAATTGGAGACAGTCTTGGTGGACACAGAATTGGTCTGATCTGGCTGAATTTATTTTACCTCGTCGCAGCATCTGGCTTACCCAATCTACTGGCGGTAATCCAAATCCTAATAATATGACAAGAGGTCGTCCGCTTAATACTGCCATTGCCGACCCTACCGGAACATATGCAGTCCGGGTATGTTCTTCCGGTCTTATGTCAGGGCTGGCTTCTCCTAGCCGTCCTTGGTTTAAAATGATCCCTGCCGTAAAGAAGCTTGAATTAGACCAAGCCGCCAGAAATTGGATCGATGAAACCGAAGACAGGATTTATACGGTCTTAGCTGGAAGCAATTTTTATAACGCCTTTGCGCAAGAGTGTGAAGACATCGTTGTATTCGGTACAGGTCCTAGTATTTGTTACGAAGACGAAAGAGATTTAATTCGTTTTTATAATCCTGCCGTAGGTGAGTATTACTTGTCTTCGGATTCAACCGGTAGAATAGATGGGTTGTATCGTTTATTCGTAATGACGGTTTCTCAGATAGTAGGTTTTTTCGGAGTCGAAAATTGTCCTCCTGATATTCAAGAGTTATGGAATGAAAAGGGAAATTCTTTAGAGGTGGAACGTCAGATAGCTCACGCTATCGAACCTAACTTCTTTGTAGAAGGTTCTGACATGTCTAAACTTTCTAATAAGTTTTCTTGGAGAGAAGTCTACTGGGTTTATGGCTCTACTTCTAATAAACCCCTCAGTATTCGTGGATTCATAGATCAGCCTTTCACTTCAGCTAGATGGTCCACCCAGAGTAATGACGCCTATGGTCGTTCCGTAGGTATGGATGTGCTCCCAGATATTATGCAGCTTCAGGTGATGACGCGGCGTATGGCAGAGGCAATCGAGAAACAAGTAAGACCTCCTCTGATTGGAGACATGGAGCTTAAGAATAAGCCTACTAGTACTCTTCCGGGACACCTAACCTATGTTTCTCAATTAGGTCCTGATAAAGGTATACGTCCTATCTATCAAGTCAACCCTGACGTAGGGGCTATGGCGGCTAATATCCAACAGATAGAACGTCGTATCCAGACAGGTCTATTTAATGATCTCTTCCTTATGCTTGAGCAAAAGGTGGATGAACAGATGACGGCTTACGAAGTAGCCCAAAAGATGCAGGAGAAGCTTCAAGTTCTTGGCCCTGTAATTGAGGGCCTTCTTTCCGACTCCTTAAAGCCCAAGTTGAAGAGAATCTTCTCTATCCTGAAACGCAAAGGAATGATCGATGAACCTCCTCCGTCTTTAAAGGGTGTTCCTCTCGATATAGAATTCGTTTCTATCCTTGCCTTGGCCCAAAAGGGTGCCGCAACTGGTGGTATCGAACGTCTTATGGCTTTAGTAGGTAATATGTCGGCTGTCTATCCTCAGGCTAAAGATAATGTTAATGTAGATGCCGTTGTAAGAGAATACAACGAACTTCTAGGAAACCCTCAGAAGATTTTATATGGCCCTGAAGAAGTCGATACGAAGAGGGCTATGCAAGCCAAAGAGGCGATGGAACAACAGCAGATGATGCAGATGGGTGCAGTCGCAGACGCCGCAGGTAAGATGGCTCCGGCAGCTAAAGTACTTTCTGACGTTGCTACCGGTCAAGGCCAAGAATTCTTAGCTGGATTACAATAGGAGTATTTTTGATATATATAACTGAAGCAGAAATGATTAGTCGTTACACAGAGTCGCTCAAGGAAGCAGCTAGTAAGGCTAAAGAGATAACACAGGCCAAGGAAACAGACAAGGCTCAGATATTTATTAAATTTATAGATTGTTTAAAAGTGGCAGCCGGTTCTAGTCATCAATTAGCTCATGCCCAAGAGAATCCGTATTGGTTAAACATCAGAGATAAATTAGAAGGCGTTATAGAGCTCGGAAGAAATCTTCCTGCTTTTGGGGAAGACAACGAGAATACTCTTTGGATGACTATAAGGAAGGCTCTATCGGGTATGGCTGAGACAGGTAATACCCTTTTCTTAAAGAAAGCCATGTCCCGTCAAGAAGTCCTTTCTAATTTAGATCAACGATTAAAGAATCTTCCAAACTAATGAATATAATCAAACAGAATCAAGCGCAAGAAGAAGTCGATACAAGTTATGACACTTCTGATAACGAAGCCGTAAATAAAGTAAGAAAGAGGGCAGCCAGGACAAGGGCTGATCGTCTTAAGTTTGTAGAAGCCGCTATGTCTATGGAGCAGGGTAGGGCGTGGTTCTACGATCTTCTCTTAAGATGCAAAGTAATTTCTACACCTTTCAGTGTTGATCCTTATGAAACAGCGTTCAGATGTGGGACTCAGAATGTCGGACTCCAAGTCTTAGACGACATCCAGACAGCCGCTCCTGAGCAATACGCACTAATGATGTCGGAGAATAAATCAAGACATGGATAATGAAACCAATACCGTAGAGACTGTCGAAACCATCGCCCAGGCTCCGGTGAATACACAAATAGATGCCGAGGCAATCCAAGCGGCTCCTTCGGTACAGACAGACACAAGCCCTATTCAGGCAGAAACTCCGGCAGAGATTATCTCAGATGCCGTAGAAGACAAACCTGAACAGGTTACCACACTATTAGGCGAACCTTCTAAAGAAGAGCCAGCCAACAAAGAAACCGAGACTAACGAAGTCAAGGTTAATCAGGAAGGGGGTCAGTCCGATGATCCGGCTCCGCCTCCGGCTGAAGAGGTTGTAGAAGAACCCGTAGAGGTTATACAACCAACTTATGATCCGTTTGTATTTCCAGAAGGTGTAAGCCTAAAGGAAGATCGGATCAAGGAATTTACAGATATCCTCTCTGAGCTAGAGTTGTCCGGTAAGGCAGATCATGCCGCCGTTCAAGCCTTTGGTCAGAAAGCTGTAGATTTCCATCTAAATGAAGTACAAAGAGTAGCAGAAGACCTTACAAAGTTATATCAGACTACTTGGGAGAAGCAAAAGACCTCTTGGAAAGAAGAGTTCTTAGCCGATCCTGAAATCGGTGGCAACAGGTTTCAAACAACCGTCGATGCCGCTAATAACTTCATTAGAACCCACGGAGGTACTGCCGAAGAACAAGCAGAGTTCAGACAAATCATGGAATCATCGGGTCTAGGTAATCACAAAGCCGTGATTAGAATTCTAGCCAAAGCAATGGATAACATGAGTGAAGGTGAACCTTTAGCCGCAACCAAGCCAGTATCTACTCCTAAGTCTAAGTCCACTACCCTTTATGGGAAACTGGCTTAATTAACAACTCTTACAAAGAGGTTTACTAAATGTCAACTAATGTATATCCTAATTTAGTTGATTGGGCGCGTAGAGCCGACCCAGATGGTGCCATCGCTATCATTGCCGAGATGCTTTCTCAGTGCAACGAAGTAATGAAGGACATGATCTGGCAGGAAGGCAATCTACCCCTCGGTCACAAAACTACTGTACGTGTCGGTCTCCCTCAGGGTGTCTGGCGCGCCGCCAATCAAGGCGTTCCTAGCTCGAAGTCTCTGACTGCTCAGTTCCAGGACAGCATTGGCGAACTCGTTGATTACTCAATCGTCGATAAGTCAATTGCCAACCTGAATGGAAATGTAGCTAAGTTCCGCTATTCCGAAGATATGGCACACGTAGAAGGTCTGTCTCAGCAGGTTGCTTCCGCCCTGTTCTATTCTAATGAGGCGACTACTCCTACTGCTTTTACGGGTTTTTCTCCCCGTTATAACACAACGAACACCTCGACTGCCAAGAATGCCGTAAACGTCCTTGACGCAGGTGGTCAAAGCAACTCTAACCTGTCTATTTGGTTAGTCGGTTGGGGTGACCATACCACTTTCGGTATCTTCCCGAAGGGTTCGCAGGCAGGTCTGGTTTATGAAGACAAGGGTGACGTAGTTCCTGCGTATGACTCAAACGGTAATCGTTTTGAAGCCTATACCAGCCTGTTCCAGTTCAAGCTGGGTCTGTGCGTAAAGGATTGGCGTTATAACGTCCGTATCGCCAACGTAGATACCACGACTGCGGGTCTTCAGGGTGTAACCCCTCCTGACCTGTTCGCTCTGATGTCTCGTGCGGTGGTTCGTCTACCTACGGCTTCGCGTCGTCTGTCCGGTATCACTGAAAGCGATGCCCCTGGCGATCCAGTCCCTGGTATCTCACCGGCTTGGTATGTCAACCGTACCGGTCGTGAGTATATGGACATCCAGGCCATTCGTGATCGTAACGTCTTGCTTACCAGCAAGGATTACGCGGGTGATCCCGTCGTTATGTTCCGTGATACGCCAATCCGCGTGGTTGACGCACTCACCAACACTGAATCTCTCGTTTCTTAAGATTCAGAAGGAGAATATAAATGTTCGTAGATAATTCTTTAGCCTTCTCAAGCTGGTCCACAGGTCAGCAGGTTACTACTACTGCTGCAAGCACCGTAGTTGACCTCACCGGTGCCGGTACAGGCAATGCCCCTGCAATGATTAATGGCTTCCCTGCCACTAATACTGCAATCGGCTATGACATCGGCGCAGGTGATGGTGAGGCAATTCCTTACCTCTTCCTGGCTGTAAAGGCCAAGGGTACTAACTCTGGTACTATTACAATCGCTCTTCAGGCAGCCCCTGATAACGGTTCGTACAGCCCTGGTTCGTACACGACTCTGTACACAACCCCTGCAATTACTGCCAACACTCTTGTTGCCGGTAATTATCTGCTGGTTCCGATTCCACCTACTCTGTTTAATTTCCCCTCAGAAGCCTTACCACGCTTCTACAGGCTGAATTATACAGTCGTTGGCACGGTCGATCTAACCTTCAGTGCAGGTATCGTACTCAATCCGCCCAGCACACTACTGCTTGGCAAGTACAATAATAACTTCGCGGTTGTTTAATAGGTTGGGGTGGTCGAAAGGCCACCCTTTCCTAAATCTAAAAGGAAAATATAATGGATAATTCTCGCCCGGCGTACCGGATTCTCTCACCTAATGGCTTTTATGGTCCGAATGACCATCTTTTCGCCGAGAATGATGAGATTTACTTCGACGGAGAACCAAACGAGGAAATGGAACCTCTCAATGATGCCGCCCATGAACGTCTTAGTGCCTATCTAGAAAAACTAGATAACCTTGGTCGTGAGGCAGCAGCCAAAGCTGGTAAGACTTATACAGGTCGTCCTCGTAATCTCGATGGTGCCCTTGCTCTTGCCACTGCTGTTGTCAGGGCCGATATGGCTCTGATGGGAGCCAAAAAAGATAACGCAGGTATCGATCTTGTTTCGGGAGAAGAAACCCCTGAAGTCGGTACAGCTAATCCTAAGAGAGGCCGTGGACGTCCTAAAAACATCCAGAAAATCGGTTAACAGTGACCTCGATCAATCTACTTGACAGGAAGAACACTATGGCTAAAAAAGTAATTAAGGCTGCCAAGGCTAAAGAAAAGGTCGAGGCGCTTTCAAAAGACAAAGAAAAGAAAAAGGTACGTTCTGCCAAAGAAGTGCGTACTAAATTATATGGGTCAGACGAATAATGGCTAAATCAGATAAACTATATAGTAAATCTCCTTCTATTGCTAAAGACGATGAAGGCAAGGTAGGCATTAAACGTCCTTCCGAGGCAGACGCCGAAGACATGGGTATAGAGGGTAATCCTCTAGAAGGTGCCGGTGATGGTATGCCTGTAGATGCCCACCAGATTCACGAAAAGATGGTGGATATGGTTGAACGTCATCAGAATGAATTAAAAGATATGCAGAAAAGGCATTCAAAGGAAGCCGATAAACTCTCAAATAAGAAAGAAGAAGACTAATGGCAAATACTGTTTTACAAAGAATTTTTCAGCCTATCCAGAGAGCCATTGTTAACTCTTCTGGTGCCGTGACGGGTCTGGCTGGTGGTTCTATCATCCATAAGGAAACTGTCGGCACATTCACTGCCGATGGTACAAACGCCGTAACTGTAGATGACACCAACGTAGGTGCCAATTCCGTTATCGCCATTTCCTTAAAGACTGTAGGTGGTACAGTAGGTGCCATCCCGGCTATCAAGACTATCACTCCAGGGACTGGCTTTACCGTGGCAGCCACTGCTTCTGATACGTCGGTGTACAACTACATCATCATTGGTGGTTAAAATGGCTCATCGTCTACCCCCTATGGTTGACATGGCTATCGAACCAGAGGAGAGAGAGGAAATTGTAGAAAAGATTTCTTCTCCTCCGAGATATCCTTATGGCTTATGTATCTCCCTTTGTGAAGACGAATTAGAGAAATTAGGTCTTGAGGATGAGGATATTCAAGTAGGTGACATGCTTCACCTACATTGTTTAACCAAAGTCACTTCTGTTTCTAGCCATGAATCTGAATTCGGTAATAACTGTCGTGTAGAGTTAACCATTACTCATATAGCGGCAGAATCTGAAGACGAGGAAAACGAGGAAATGGATAAGAGTAATACCTCGCGTTTTTATAGAAAGTAATCAATGGCCGACCAGCTTTCAATTGCCAACCGGGCCTTACTAGCCGTAGGCGCTAGAGCTCAGATTTCGTCTTTAAATCCTTCTGATAATTCAGAAGAGGCTAATGCGATTTCTACACTTTGGACCCCTACGTTTGAAGCCCTTGCTAGGACTGCTCACTGGAATTGTCTTGGTCGGCAGATTACTCTTACTTTGTTGCAGGCAGGCCAAGGTACTCCAGAAAATCCAGACGGTAGTACATATCCAGTCCCTCCCACCCCTTGGTTATACGCCTATGCCTATCCAGCGGATTGCCTAGATGTCAGGTATGTCGTTCCATCTTTTCCGGCAAACGAAGGCGGTAGTATTCCTCCTACAACTATTAATAATGGTGCGGGTACTTGGTTGCCTACTGGTGGTCAGATACCTTTTAAGGTACAAACTATATTAGATAATAATAACGCCCCTATCACTGTAATTCTTACCAATCAAGACCAAGCCCAAGTAGTCTATACAACTAATCAACCTAATCCAGCTGGATGGGATTCTCTCTTTCAAGCCGCTATGGTGGCTTCTCTTGGTGCCTATCTTGTTCCGGCCCTTTCTCTTAATATTGTTTTACTCGATAGATGCATCAAGCAGGCAGAAGCTACTATAGCCCAAGCCAGGGCCCGCGATGGCAACGAAGGCGTCACCACTATGGATCATCTCCCTGACTGGATGCAGGCCCGTGCCGGTGGTCAGGGTTTTGGAATCGGATATGGTTATTTCGACAGTTGGGCCGGTTATAACATGTCATGGCCTAACGGAACCGGCAGTTATGGCGACTAGGAGTTAATTTGGCCTCTTCTATAACAACTATTCAGAATTCTCTTTCTGCTGGTGAGCTCTCTCCGGCATTACTAGGTCGTACCGATCTAGGTAAGTATACCTCTGGTGCTTCTACATGCCGTAATTTTATAGCTAATTATACCGGTGGTGTTATGTCTCGTGCCGGTCTGGCTTATATAGGAACATGTAAGCAATCAGGAGATGGTCCGCCACCTAGAGATATTCCGTTCCAATTCTCTCTCAATCAGGGGTATGTGTTAGAATTTGGGGACCATTATCTAAGGGTAAAGTTTGATGGCGCCTATGTTTTAAACCCTTCTCAGGACGTAGTAGATGTAGACCAGAACGGAATAGTTGTTACGGCTTCTCCTAATTCATATCAAGTCGGAGATTGGGTTTACTCCACAAATCCAAATCTTGCGGGACTGGCATGGATTATTTATGCAGTCTACGATAGCACACATTTTCAAGTCATAGATTTATTTGGAGACAGCGCATTATTCCCATTAACAGAAGTTGGTGGTAAAGTTTCCAAGGTTTATACCCAGACGTCTCCTTATGCCGTCGAAGACTTACCTTACTTGAAGTATACCCAGTCTGCCGATGTCATGACTTTAACCTGTGTAAATACAGAAACGGGTGTCGAATATCCTCCTTATAGCCTTGTCAGATTAGCCAACGATAACTGGGTGTTTACCCAAGAGACATTCACAGCAAACATTTCAGCCCCTACAGGTGTAGAAGCCGTGGCTCAGTCTGCCGCTATAGTAAGTACTTGGTATTCCTATGTTGTAACTGCCGTCGATGGCACTACAGGTGAAGAATCTGTGGCCTCTCTTCCGGCCAACGTCCAGAATAACGACATAGCAGTTATTCAAGGAAGTAATACATTGACTTGGAATACCGTTCCAGGGGCATCTAGTTATAACGTCTATAAGGCTACTCCGTCTTATGCCGTAAACGTTCCGGTCTCGTCTTTATATGGATTTATAGGAACTGCTCTAGGCTCTAGCTTCACAGATACCAATATAGTTGCGGATTTTACCGTAGTCCCTCCTAAACATAACGACCCGTTTGCTTCTGGTGTTATTAATTACGTCACCCCTACGGCAGGTGGAAGTAATTATTCACAACAAACTGTAGGTTACTCCATAACTACATCTACAGGTTCGGGTTTTTCTGGAACGCCTGTCGTAGATAATTCCGGGAGCATAACCGGTTTTGTCATTTATAACAAAGGGCATGACTATAGAAATACCGATACCATAACATTTACTGATTCTGGTGGAGGCAGAGCAACCGGTACTGTATTATTTAATAGCAATCCCGTAGACGGGAATCAACTGGCTTTAAATGGCATCAATATTGCTTTTACAGATACCCCGCATTATCCGTCTGATGTAGGTGAAACTTTTATTTATTCCAGAGTAGAGAAAACTATTGCACTGACTATTCAGACGTTGGCTAATACGCTTAATGCCTCTTATATTCTAAGTTTAACTGTGGCGGAATATACAGCAGGTTCTAACACATTAAGTATTACATATAAAACCCCTGGTGTCACAGGCAATCTTTATAGTATGTCTGCTTTGTCTTCTCCTGTAACCCCTTCTGGGGCATTCCTGACAGGGGGTGGTACCATAGGTACAGGAGCCACGGCTACTCTGTCTGTAGGTGAACTGACAGGTTTGTATCCTTCAGTGGCAGGTTATTTCCAGCAAAGAAGAGTCTATGCCGGATCGTTGAATCAACCAGATACCTATTGGATGAGCCAACCTGGTCTATATAACAACATGGACAGTTCAATTCCTGTCACTGATTCAGACTCTATCACAGGAACTCCTTGGGCTCAGCAAGTCAATGGTATCCAATGGTTAGTTCCTATGCCTGGAGGTCTCGTTGTTTTAACCGGCAAGGGGGCTTGGCAAATCAATGGTGGACAGGAAGCCGCGATAACACCGAGTAATCAAACCGCTGTGCCTCAGGGATATAACGGAGCCAATAACTTCGTGCCTCCTATTACAATTAACGATGACATCTTATTTATACAAAGTAAGGGAAGTATCGCTAGGAGATTGGCATATAGTTTTTATACCAATATTTATACCTCGACAGACCTGACAATTCTCTCGGATCATTTATTTACAGATTTTACTATCAAACAATGGTGTTGGTGCGAAGAACCTTATAAACTTGTATGGGCTTTAAGAAGTGATGGGATTCTACTTTGTCTGACTTTTCTTAAAGAGCAAGAAGTCTATTCATGGACACGCCATGACACCAATGGCGTGTTTGTCTCGGTGTGCTCTATCACAGAACCTCCTGTAGATGCCTTATACGTCATAACTAGAAGATTTGTCAAGGGGGCTTGGAGATATTATTCAGAGAGAATGGATGACAGAATTTGGGAAAACGTCGAAGACAGTTTTTGTGTAGACTCAGGATTGACTACTTCTCTGTCCTATCCTCAGGCTGTTTTACAACCGTCTGCTAATAAGGGTGAAAATGTTTCCTTTACTTCTTCTTTCCCGGCCTTCTTCCCTGGTTATGAAGGTCTCGTCATAAGAGTCGGGGGAGGTAAAGGAGTAATCACAAGTATAGTTTCTTCTACAGAAGTTTTAGTAGATATAACAGAAACTATAACAGAAGTAGTTCCTGACGACCCCTCTGAGATGCCCTTACCGGCGGAATCCTTACAGTGGAGTCTTTCTAGGCCCTTTACTGAAGTCTCTAGACTTAACCACCTAGAAGGTAAAGAAGTAGCGATTCTTGCTGATGGCTCTGTAGTAGAGAACCAGATAGTTACTAATAATAAAATTACTTTACCTCAAGAAGCCTCTTTAGTCACAGTAGGTCTTCCGTATTTAGCTCAAGTCCAAACTATGTACTTGAATCAACCGTCACAGAATGGTACAATACAGAATAGACGTAAAAACATCTCTAGTGTGGGTATACGGGTTAGGGCGTCACGTGGCTTAGAGGTAGGGGCAGATCAACCCGATCAGTCTGCCCAGCAAAACTTCAAAACGATTCCTTGGTCTGGTATGTCTGAAATCAAGGAAAGAACCAATCAGGTATATGCAGGCTCGGCTATACCGTTATATACAGGAGATTATTATAAGAATATTACGTCAGGTTGGGACTTAAAGGGTCAAGTCGCTATACAACAAAGATATCCTCTCCCTGCTAATATTCTTTCTGTTGTATCCTACTGGACAGAAGGGGATCAAGGCTGATGACTATTCAAATATTACCTACTACCTTAGGTCACATCAGAGAGCTCAGGAAGACCTTACGACAGAAAGACCGTCAGGAGGCTATATCCCTAGGGCTTAACCCCGAAAGAGGTCTGTACGTGGCTTATAGAGCCTCTGCATACCGTTCTACCGCTATAATAGATGGTCAGGTAGCCGCTGTCTGGGGGGTGGCAGGTCCGTTACTTGGATTTACCGGTCAACCTTATTTAATAACAGGAGAAGCCATATCCTTGATTTCTCCTATCAAATTTGCTAAAATATATATAAATGAAGTCCAAAAAATGAAGAAGCTATTCCCTGTTTTAGAGAATTATGTAGATGCTTCTTACGAGGGAGCAGTCAGGATGCTAAAAATAGCAGGATTTACTTTCACACCTATAAAATTGAATAATCACGACTTCTTTAAATTCTCTATGGTGAATTAATGGCTTTTATCTTACCAGCCATAGCCGCTATCGGCTCTACCGCCGCTAGTACTATATCTACTGTGACTCCCGCCTTGGCAAGCATAGCCGGTACTACAGCACCTATTGCAAGTACTGCCGCGATAGCTGCCGCTGAGACTGCCCCTGCCTGGATGGGCTATGCCGGTCTTGGCATGACTGCCTTATCTGGTGCCGTTGGCGCCTATGGAGCCATAAAGACTGCTGACGCACAAGCCCAAGCCAATGAATACCAAGCCAGTGTTAATGAGCAGAATGCCAAGATTGCCCAGAAGAATATGGAGATTGCTGGTCAGTCTGGTGAACAACAGACTTGGATGCAACAGCAGAGGACTCGCTCTGAGTACGGCTCTGTAAAAGCCAATCAAGCCGCCTCCGGTCTAACCGTAAATGACGGTTCTGGATTAGACGTCAGAACTTCTGTCCAAGCCCTTGGTGAACTCGATGCCCTTACCACTAGAAGCAACGCCACCAGAGAATCCTATGGATATCTCACACAGTCTCATGGTTTTGAGACACAGGCAGGCCTGGACCGTCAAGAGGCAGAAGCAGATAGAGATGCCGGAGTACTCTCGGCTGGAACAACCATCCTTGGCTCTGTCGGATCAGGTTTGACTAACTTCCAAAAGTACAGAATGCAAGGGGGTTTTAGCGCCTGATGTCCTATCTAACTAATCGTCTGGAGTTTTAATGGCTGGTCCTCGTCCTGACGATCCATACGCCTCTGTCCCTAAGGTCTCTCCTAACGGAGGTATGCCTTCTGATTACGTCAACGTAAGGGTCAATCCTAACACATTTGGAGGCCAGTTCGGCCAAGCCATACAAGGCCTAGGTAAACAACTAGGCAATATGGGCGACGACATGATGTCTCTGGCGATTCAACGTCAGGGAATGCTTAATGAGACGTTAGCGACAGACGCAGAAACCGCCGCTGCCGCCGAATATGGAAGTATAATAGGTAAATACAGGGAGACTCAAGGGCTAGAGGCTGTAAAAACCTTGCCTATGACTATCTCTGCTATCACTAATGTACGTCAGAAGATATCGGAAACTCTCCCTAACGATGCCGCTAAAAGAGCGTTTAATACTTTGGCTAGTCGTAGAGAGGCCTTCCTTCTTCAAGAAGCCAACAGTTATTCTGCTCAGCAATTAAAAGCAGCGGATAGAAATTCCGCCAAGGCCTCGTTTGATCTCTCTATTTCTCAGTCTACTGACCCGTCTGTGGCTTTCTCTGATGTTCTCTTCGGTGACGCCTTAGGTAATATCAAGTTCCAGTCTGCTCGTATCTTAGTAGCCCAGGGGTATGGCCCTGAAGGCGGAACGGGTATGAAGCAAGACCCTAAAACTGGAAATCTCACCTTTGATGATACCGAAGAAGGTCGATCTGCCAAGGCTGTTTATGACAACCTTATCAATGATGCCATTGGAAAAGCCTGGGAAAACAGAATCAATACTTTGGCTTTTGATCCCAAATCGGGTAACGTCGTTTCAGCCGTTGAAACACTAGATAATAACAAATCTTCTATCCCTGCTGAAACGTATGCCAAGCTTTCGGCTAAGTTATCAGGCCCTTATAGAGCCAATCAAGCCAGAACAGATGCCGATTCAGTTCTTGCCTTTGCCTCTAGAGGCTATCAAGACGGTTTCACGTCTGACACTCAGAAGAGTATTACTGATCTCTTCCCAGGACTTAAGATCACTTCTAGTAAAAGGACTCCAGAACATAACGCCGAAGTCGGTGGTGTCCCTAATTCTCAGCATATCTCTGGTACTGCGGTTGATGTAGTACTCCCTCAAGGAATTACATTCGACAACTTTAAAAAGGCTTTACAGGATTCAGGTATTAAAACTTCTGAGTTAATAGATGAAGGCGATCATGTCCATGTAGCTTGGGGAGACAAACCTAGATATACCTCTCCTAGTACGTACCTTAAGACTAACTATGCCGATGTAATGCAGTCTGCTAGAGAGCAAGCCCAGAAGCGATACCCTAATGACATAACCTATCAAGACCTTGTTGTTTCTAGGACAGAGCAAAGAGTCAACGATATAATTAGAACTCAAGAGTTAGCTCAAAGAGCCGATCAAGAAATTCTTTTACAAGCCGCAGACGGTAAGTTCACTAATAAACAACCCTTGACTAATATATCTCAGATAGAGTCAGGTCCTACTGAAGTTCGAGAGGCTTGGAATAGATTTCAGCTTAATAATCCTGTGGGCGCCCAGAGATTTGAAAAGAACATCCTGACAGCTAACTCTAGAGGACAGAGAGTCACGTATGGTACAGATTTCTGGAAACATTATCTAGATATCTCGTCTGAAAGAGTTTCTGATCCATCTGATCTCATGGAATATGTAGGCGGAGAAGATAACTCTCCTTTGACTAATACGGGTTATAAAACCTTAGTACAGTTGATGCAACGAAATAACACCCCTGAAGGACATACCTTTCAAGAGGCTGAAAGAAAGTTTCTACAGAATCTGCATAAACAATACACAGGTGCGGGATTAAACCCTGGTGTTACTAGTACTTATACTAATTCTCAATTCCAACAAGCCTTAAAAGAAGTTCTTCCTAAGATTGCTGCTGGCCAACGAGACGGTAAAACAGCCGCTCAGTTATTCTCTCCTAAAATTAATGGTAGAGACAATCCTGATTATATCACTCCTAGCGTACAGCCGCCTGATGTAATGGCGTTATGGCGCAGACAGATGCTAACTAATTCTGAGCAGGACTCTAAGTCTTATGCCAATCTTAATGATCTTGTGAAAGACGTAGGTAAAGGTATAACTAGAGAGAAAGCCATAGAATTGGCTATCCAAAATAAATGGGTTCAACCCAATAAACCTTCAGTCCCGGTTCCTAATTTCTAATGGCAGACACCCCCACGATTAATGACGCCTTTGGATCGTCTCCTACTGTGGATCAGGCTTTCGGTCCTGAACAAGATAACTCAAGGTATACCGGAGATTTCGCTGACTATTTCTTCAGTAAGACCAAGGCCGGTAGAGTCATGTCTGCCTTCGGCCAAGGGGCTTCGCAAGCCTGGGGTGCCGATAACGATTTAGATACCGCAAGAGATTTAAAGAATATCGTTTCTAATTCTGAATGGTTGAAGAGCTTTACCGATAATAATAAAACTCTTTCTAAATCCATCAATGAATATTTCATAAGGCCTTATGCCCACGTGTTTGATCTCGGCGTCAGATCGGTACAGTCTGTATTTGGTTCGGTTCAAGAAGGTACAGCCAGATTAGGCCAGGAGTTAGACACAGCCGCTAGAGATATCTCTACGAATAAAGACATTCCTGGTTGGTCTGTAGATAAACAGTTATTGGCTCCGGCGTTAGGGTCAGTCGGTGAGGTCTTAGGGCATATAGCTGGTGCTCCTATGGACCCATCCAACCCAGAGAACACAGCCTTCGCTGGCTTCTTAGAGCCTGCCCCGTTTTTAGCCAAGGCTGGCAGAGCTCGTGCTCATGGCATCATTGGTGAAGGAGAAAGTGGATTCTTTAATACCAGGGAACTAACCCCTGAGCAGATTCAACAGAGAGTCAACGCAGCCAACGACAACGGCATAGGTGTCCCTGACCCTATGGCTGTTGAAATCGATCCTAATCTTATAGCTCGTAAAATCGATCCTGATACATTCAAAGAATATGATCTTCTAAAAGATAAACTAGAAAATCTTCGTATCACAAGGGAATACCTTGAAGCCCAGAGACAGCCTAAAGAAAGTCTGACTTATAAGTTTACAGACGAACAAAGAATTCAAAAGTCTCTAGACGAGATTCAGAAGACTATCCTAGAAACAGATATAGCTCTTAGAGATTTAATCCCTAAAACCTCTGAGGCTAGACTGACTGTCGAGAATTATCTCAAGTCTGACACACCGGAGGGTGAAGCCTTCCGTAAATACGTCCAAGGCGAGATGCTCGATGCCCATATCAAGCAACTAGATTTACAGGATAGCGTCGATCTCGCGTATAACAGAGCCAATGAAATTCTCCCTTCTGCTGAAGAGCAGGTGAAGATTAATCAGAAGAAAAAGGCTGTTAAGTCTTCTAAGGATGAGTCCGGTACATCGAAAGACGATAACACTACTTTAGTAGCAGACAAGACTCAGATAGAGACCGCTCAAGTCCAAGAAGGCGGCAACCTAACTGCCGTGGAGGGTACCGGAGAATTAAAAACCAGAGGTCTTTCCAGTAAGATGGAATCGTTGGCCGTAGAGAAGGAACTCACTGAGGGTTTCTCTGATCTACCGGAATATCGTACCGTCTCAATGAAGGATCAAGCAGAGAAGGCAGTATCGTTTATCGAGTCTAGTCCTGATTTAGCCGTAGATGTCGTTATGGGTAGAGCCAGACCCCCAGAAGGTATTTTTCCAGAATCTGTTCTTGTGGCTTTAGAAAAGAAAGCCATAGCTGACGCCAATATCGAACTCTTACAGGAGATTGCTACGGCTTCGAGATTATCGACAGAGGCTACTACTATGGGCCAACGTATCCGATCCTTGGCTGAAAGAGACAGGACCTCTCCTGTAGGTATCCTTCAAGATATAGAAAATACAAGAAAAGGCCGTATCACTGAATCAGAAATCAACAAGACTGGTAAAGAAATCGAAACCTACATCGAGCAAGTTCCTTATAATGAATCGGCTTGGCATGAATGGTTGAAATCAATAGAATGCGACTACTAGTGTTAAAACTATTTAACTATACGGCGATATAATGGCAGCCTTTTGCTTACCAAAACAATACACTGAAGCTTTCAGGCAGGCTCTTAAGTCTGGTGAGCTGTCTCCCGGAAAACTACGCACGATGACTACAGAGGAACGTCGTGGCCTCTTCTCCAAGATGTTTGGAGACGATCTTTCTGGTGAACTCAACCTATCGTTTGAGAAGCGTCTCCTGTTGAAAGACCAGCAGACGGCTATGAAGAATTGGGTCAATGACGCCTTAGGTCTTAACGAAGTATCTAAAAAGACTTTGGTAGATAAGATTCAAAGGATGGATCGTATCTTAAATCCTGTTCTTGACAGGGAATTCCTGGCTGATCTGGCCCATAAAAAACTAGGGACTTCTTTAACAGTAGAAGAAGCCAGACAGGTGTTTGATTTAAGCCGTATAGCCAAAACCGCTAAAGACGAGATGCTTGCAGATTTAGGCAATACAGAAAAACAGATAGCTTATGGTAATGCCGTTCTTGATTTATCAGAAAAAGTCAATGAGTTGAAGGGCCGCTCCAGTTTCGATATCAAAGACAGGGCTGCAATAGGAAGGTCATTTATGAACCTTACTGGTATCCCTAAAACTCTTATGTCCTCTATAGACTTATCTGCCCCCTTCATTCAGGGCTGGGGTATGGTTTCTACCAGAAGATTTTGGGAGGGTTTTGCAGAGATGTTTAAATACTTCTCATCAGAAAAGAACTTTAGAAATCTTGATGCCTATATAGTTTCCCACCCTAATTATGAATTAGCCAGATCGGGTAAACTAGGTATTACTGAACTTGGTGAGAATGTCCTTCACAGGGAAGAGTCCTTCCAGAGCAATATAGTAGAGGACTTGTCTCAGAAGTTTGCCGATTGGTCAAAAAAGAATACTGGTCTCCCTATGCCTAATCCGTTTAGGGCGTCAGCCAGGGCTTTTACAGGATTTCTTAACTATGTCCGATTCCAAAGATTTAATGATCTCATAGAAGCCGCTAGATTAAGTGGAGAAGACATCCGCCCTGGGTCTCAAGCCGTAAAAGACATAGCCAAGGTTATCAATGATTTTACAGGAAGAGGTGCCTTAGGTAAGGGCGACAGAAACGCCAATCTAGCTCCTATCCTTAATAATATCTTTTTCTCTCCCAGAAAACTGTCAGCAACTATCAATATGTTTAATCCTGATACTTATCTAAGGTCTTCGCCGACTGCCCGTAAGGCAGCCATGAGACAACTCGTGGGTTCTCTTGTTGCTACAGGCTCTGTGATAGCTTTGGTGAGATCGATGGGAGCAGATGTAGACCTAGACCCTCGTAGTCAAGACTTTGCCAAAATCATAATAGGCAAACAGAAATACGACATCACCGGTGGTAACGCCATTTATAATAGACTATTGGTTAGGCTTCTTACTGGTCAAATCAAGACTTCTCAAGGAGAAATAAAAAATCTTGGTGAAGGCTATAAAGCCCAGACTAGAATGGATTTAATTCTAGGGTTTTTAAGAGGTAAACTTTCCCCTGTGGCAGCCACGATAGTCGATGCTCTTTATGGACAAGACGCCATTGGCAGGCCTTTTGAGTTGAGTACCCAGGCGTCAGAAAAGTTAGTTCCTATGACTATTCAAAATTTCATGGACTTTTCTACTTCAGGCGAAACAGGTGTAGTCCCTAGTCTTCTGTCTTTGACTACAATATTTGGTATCAATATGCAGTCACCATTCATGAAGGAAAGGGTAGGACTTACTCCTTGGGGTGACAGCGCGTCTACCCCTCTCGATGAAACCACCGAGGACTTAAATGAGGCTCTTTCTGAGGCAGGCTATAACTTCAACAACGTCATGCCACCAGATACGATAAACGGTGTCAAACTCACTACAGACGAGTACAAAGACTATATCCAGATGTCAGGGCACTTCTCTAAGGCTCAATTAGCCCCGTTGATTCATACACCAGAATGGGAAAACCTGCCTAAAGACACTAAACTAAGAATAATTAAATCCGTCGTTAACACCTCTAGAAAACAGGCACAAGACAGCATAATGATAAAGAATCAAAAGATTTTTGAAGGGAAAAGATAATGACGGTATCTACGACTAGTACTACGATTACTGCTATAGGCAACGGGGTTACCACGAACTTCACGTTTCCCTTTATCGGGGTATCGGCTTCTGACCTTGTAGTGACGTATACCGATAGTACCGGCGTCTCTACCGTACTTCTTCCTACTCAATACTCCGTCCTTATCAATCCTGTCCCTGTCGGCGGATTATGGGGTGTAGGCGGTACAGTCACTTATCCTCTTATGGGGACACCTATACAGGTAGGGACATATCTGAGTATCACACGTGACGTCCCTTATACCCAAACCGTATCTATTGCTAATCAAGGGGCTTTTTACCCCAAGGCGGTAGAGCAAGGGCTTGATTTGTTAGAGCTTCAGATTCAGCAGTTAGACACCAACCTTCTTTATACTCTCAAGACTCCTGTAACTGACCCTAGCCCGCCTAATACCCTTCCTTCTGCTGCATTAAGAGCTAATGGCGTACTCGCCTTCGATTCCAACGGTCAACCGGTAATCACGACTATCCCTGATATAACTCCTCAACCAGGAAGTTATGCCACTCCTAGAAGGATTACGACTACCGGTACGGCCACAGTTAATGTCTTGACTACCGATTCATTCGCTGGAATTTCTATATACCAGAATTCTACTCCAGTCACTACGGTTCAACTACCTGACGGATACGGTCCTTATCCTGTCTTCGACAGCTCGGGGAATGCAGCGACATATCCGATAACGATTCTTCCGCCTCCCGGCAAGACCATCAACGGACTTACTCAGTACACCATAGCCTTTAATTACCAGAGCGCTACGTTTTATGATGACGGGTTACAAATTCTTGTTCAATAAGATCATCGTAGGAACCTTACTCTTAATAGTTTCAGGTTGTTCTAAAGCTGCCGTAGAAGGATTTACTCCGTATACTCCTGAAATCAGAGATAAAGAGTTATTTATTAAAGACTTAGGTGTTTGTAGGGGCCATGCTCTTAATTATCTATTAATTAATAATAATTTAGACGTCTCTGAGATAGCTTCTAGCGGGGCTACAAAGGCCGTTTCCAATGCCGGTACAGGTATAGTCAACCCCCTCATTCCTGGTCTATATGGCCTCGGAGGAGCCTCTGGAGAGCTTCTTAGGCAGCTAGGACTAGATAGCCAAGACGCCAAGAAGATAATAACTATCTGTATGCACGACAAAGGCTTACAATCTAAAGAATACTCTGTTTTCGACCCTAATAATTAAGGATTAATATGAACTGGCTTGTTAAAACTCTAACAAAAAATGAATTCGTAAGGTCTTGGATATTATCTCAAGCCAGACATGTAGTCACAGCCGTTGGTGCCACTCTTATCGCTAAGGGCTATGCCGACCAAGGCATCGTAGAAGGGGCAGCCGGTTTAGTAACTCTTACTATAGGTTTCTGGCTATCTCATAAAGACGTCCAGAATGTAGATAAGAAAATTGAAGTAGCCAAGAATGAATTTCCACCTAATTTTAAAATCATACCTCTAGACACCGTTGTTGTGCGGCCAACAGAAATTTCTGACACCCCTTCACCGAAGATGACGCCAGAGCAGGAGATAGAACAAACTAAGCTCCTGAATATATCCCAACATAGCGTACAAAGAGTAAAGGCAGATTAATGTCGGGGTTGTTATCTTGGGGTGAGGCGATGGCTACAGTAAGCTCTTATTCGGACAAACCTGGTACGACAGTTGGTCTCTTAGCGGCAGGAATTCTTCCTGTCTGGGTTGACCTAAACTCTATCCAGATTCTTTACTTCGCCTTGCTGATACCTCCGGCGGCTTATCACTGCTATAAGGTATTCTTGAAGGGACTACCTACAGCAAAAAACATCTTTAAGTGGTTTAAAGATAGAATATAGAATTAGACTAGTTAGGCTAGACGTCATATATGAAAGAAGGGGCTTTTAGAGCCCCTTTTTCTTTGTCTTAATGGATTCACATCTTCCCGTTATGTACTTGATGTCATCTACAGGAGGACCGTCATAGAACTTACCTTTCTCATATAAGTTCTTATATAGTGGTAAAGCCTTTTCACAAGCGTCTAGACTGTTAGTCACAGAATGTCTGACTTGGACTATACCATTATTTAGATGTAGAAAGATAAGTAATACAAACATTAGTCGTCTTCTTGTATGAGTCTCACCAAGTCGTAATGACTTAACTTCTTTAGGTCGTGCTTTTCGCCTCGCCTGTCTTTGACAATGCGGGGTTTATATTTTCCAGATGTAAGCATTTCTTTAGCAATCACGGATTGAAACCTCTCCTGTTTCTTTCTCTTTAGACGGCGACTGTGTTTTTGCTTCTCTTCAGGCGATCCCATTCTTCTCTAACTTCTTTAATCTACGTTCTAGCATGTGGATACGATTACGATAATAGATGTCCCGTCTTTTGTGCGTCTTCTGGAGTTTGAAGAACTCCTTCCAGAGATTATCCCTAGAAGAATAAAGATTCCGTATATCAGTTATTACTGTGAATAGATTCTTAATCATTTTCTATCTGTTATATCTACGATTTCACATACACCAGAGGCACAAGCCAAGTCTTGTAATCCACTAGTCGTGTCCTCTTTTTCATATTCTGAAAGCTTAGACCAGTCTACCTCCTTAGGAAATGTCTTCATTATAGTATCGTATTCATCTTTAGTAATTTCTTGGTAAGGGGCTTGTTTATAGGTGTATTCATCATAAGGTAGAAATGCAATACCTGAGACTTGATCGAAGTTGTCCCACACCCAGGACTGAACCTGTAACCATTCTTTTTCTTTTATGTTTACTGTAATACTAGGCTTATGCTCACACCAGTTATCCTGGAATGTCTTCCAGACATTTAGATGATCTATAGCTGAAATATCTGCCCTAGTGAGGGCGTTATCTGGAGCCTTTTGAGGGAAAGAGAATACAGTAACATGATTGGGGTTCATTACGTCTGGTTCATTAGGTATACCCTGATCTTTTAGTAAACTAGTTATAGGGTCTTTATTATCACAACGTACTGTTCTGATGTAATACTTAGACCACCTTGGGTGTATCCCAGAGGCAGAATCTACTAATTGGCTTACTGTTCCTGATGGCTTGACACAAGTAATAGCCACGCTTTGATTTATGCCTAATTTCTCGGCAAAGTCTTTATTGACTTCGATGGCTTCTTGCCTTAACTTATTTAAGAACTTTGTATTATAGATTAGGTTCTTATTATCCATAATACCTGTCATGGAAACCCCTAAAAGTCTTTCTTCATCGGTATTCTTTTTCCAAATAGCTCTTAGATATTTAAAATCTGTCAGAGTAGACTGGAGAGTTCCAAGTATAGTAGCTAGTCGGACTTTCTTTAATAGAGTCTTTTCTGTATCATCAGATCTGACCACTAACTCAGATAGATTACAAAACTGATAGGGTCTTAAGATAATCTCTGAGCACGGATTGGTTCCGAATTCTATTCCTTCTGTTTTTCTACGACTATTCTTAGCTGCCTGTCTTACAGAGGCTTCTCTATTAAAGATACCTCTTTCACCTGACTTGCTTTGGTATAGCGACAGCCATTCTTTCATAAATACGGCAGTGTCGGGACGTTCTGTATAACAAGCCGAATTGTTAGAGAGAGCTCTCTGTGGATTCTCTAGCCACCACTGACCGGCCTTTGCATCTCTCATTCTATCATCTGATAGATTAGATAAGGAAATCAGAGCTGATCTACGTACACCGCCTACTACCACTACTTCACCGATCTTACACATCAAATCATGTGCCTCAAGGGAAGTTAGTTTCCTGCCTGATGCCTTTTTAAATAATGAGACAGTAAATCTAAATAGTTCATCTAGAGGAGCAGGACCTGATGATCTACCACCAGAAGTTTTTAACCTAGCGCCTGCCGGTCTTAGTTTAGATAGGTCCCAACTAGGGACACGTCCTGAATACAATAGTGAGATTAATTCTCTGAAAGCCTTAGCCCACCCAGACCGACTATCGTCTACAACTATAACTGTAGAGCTATCCTCAAAATGCTCATTGACTACTGGAAGCTGGGATACAAACTGTCTTTCAACTGAAAATCCTACACCAGTACCACACATCAATACATACATAGTCTCATCAAAAGATCGTGGATTATCTACAGGAAGATAGGAACAATTGAAAGCACCGACATTACATCTATCTAGGGCAGGTCCTGCCATCATCATGGCTCTCATAGAAGGCACTACTTCTAGGTTGAGGATTCCCTGCTTTAACTCGCTTATATAAGGGCTGATGTCAAAACCATGTCTCTGTTTTACAGTCTTATAGATAAAACCTAGATAACGGTCTACTACTTCATTCCAAGTCTCTCTACGGTTTTCTTTTTCGAGCCAGCGACTATAACGGCTTGTGGCAATAAATTTTTGATATTCGTTCATTAACATATTAATTACATTCCTGAATAGGACTTTATGCCCTTTTGTCTGTTACGTTTTTCTTCTAGGAGTTGGAGTTGGGCTAATATCCTCCAAGCCGATGCCACTAGATCAGGTTCTCCTGTTTCTTCATCTATATGCTCAGGAGTAAGACTATGCCTAAGAGCACAATCAAGCTGATCTGTTGACTTATCACGAGCCCAGTGAAGAGGCTCTCCAGGGTTATGTTTGTTATTACCTGCCAATGACAACCGGGAAATAGCCGCAAGGGCATCAGGGAAGTACATCACACAGCCGGAGTAAATTGGCTCGTTCTTACGCTCTTGTGAAGTCTTATCGCGTATATTAGACTCCATAAGCTACTTCCATAGACCAGATAATTTCATCCATAGTTTTATCTTTAAATAAAACAGACTGACCTCCCTCTCTTTCCCACTCTTCGCAGTTGACAGGTAAATCATCTACTAAAATATTGGGCCATATGTGGTTGCAATCGAGTCCGTAATCTTCTTCTATAGCAAACTTGGACTTATCTTTACGTTCACAGAAGATGAACTTATCTAAGTCAAATTCTGGTAGATGGTGTCTTAACCAGTCTTGTTTATCCTTCATGACTCCTTCGTTTATTTTACCACCGTGAGTTGGAAAAGCGGTCAAAACATAGACCTCTTTAGTCAATTTTCTAGCGGCATAGTATAAATCTTTATAACCTTCCATAGGAGGAAGGTCGCGGAAAAACGACGGCGTGTTCATACATTCCCAGACCTTCTTAGATAATTCCCACTGTTCTGGTGTTTTATCTTTGTCTGCCGTACCATACGTGACCAGACAATTCGTTATACCAAAGTTCTCTTTTAGCCCTCTGTCGAAATCTACAAGGACTCCATCCATATCAAGATATATCTTAGACATAATCTAATGTGACTCCACATTCTTCAAAAAGAATTTCAGTCCTCATAAAGTCTTCTTTCCATCTCTGAATGGTATCTGTTTCTCTGATATCAACTGTCACAACTCTCTTGATACCCGATTGAACTATGCCACGGGCGCAATCCATACAAGGGCAGAGAGTGACATAAGCGGTTGCTCCTAATAAGGGAACTCCTATCCTGGCTGCATTATAGATGGCATTTCTTTCGGCGTGTTCAAACCAGAAGTACTTCTCCGGCCTAACCAATCTATCAGGGATATCGTCATTAGTCCCGCGAGGAAGGCCGTTATAGCCAGTAGTAAGAATTTCTTTATTCGGTCCAATAATTACACACCCTACTTTAGTTGAAGGGTCTTTAGACCATTGAGAGATATTCTTGGCTAATTCAAGAAATCTTTCATCCCACTTACTCATCTAAACTTCATCTCAGCTATACGGTCTTCACCTATGATATCAAGGATATCCCATTCAGTAAGATCGAAGTGTTCGATAAACAATTCCATCAACTCTATCGCTGTATATCTGTCTACTAAGGATTGTTTATATTCATCAAGAAGTTCGTAATCAATACCCATTAATCTTCTTCCCCTGAGAGAATATTTTTTACTTTTTGGAATGGGCCACTTGACCATGAGCCGCAGTCTTGGCACTGATAACGCTGTTTTTTACCAGTACGAGTATAAGAGAAGCCCCTCTTTATGACTGATGTACTCTGACATGCCGGACAAGAACAACCATCAGAAGCCCCTTCAATGAGACTCAAAGAAGGATGGTTAGAAATGTAAGGTCGTAGAGCCAGATAGACTTTCTCTAGAAGAACTACGTCTTGGGTGTTATACTCCTTCATGAGCTTCCAGGCATCCCGATCACCGGCTATGCAACGAACCCACAGCTCGAACCCGCCATTGGGAATCTTGTTTCCTAAGCCCAGATAAGTACCTAGATTATTAAGACTATTACTGTCAAATTTAAACTTGCCAGATGCAACCTTCTTCGTGTCTATCACCTGATAAGAGCTAGGGGCATTAAGTCCATACACTATAAATCTGGCGTTAAGTTTAGGTAGATCAAAGCGAGCGCCATGATGGGCTATCACGATATCGGCTTCGTCTAGGAGCTTCCAGGCGTCTTTAACAAGCTTCTCGTCGTCTACTACGTTCTTCTTATATCCTCTGTAGTCACAAATAGCCTTACAGAAAGTCTCATCCTCATTCAGCCATTTCCAGCTTACAGAAAGAATCTTAGAAGGCTCCAAGACCTTTAATACCGAGGTGTCATAAGTCTGCCACGTATATCCGGTGATAGGACTGGTTTCTATGTCTATAAGTAAGATGCGGGCTTTATATTTCTTTTGTACTAATTTCATTCTTTACTTATTTCCACTAATTGGACAGAGCCGCCGCAAGCAGGATCGTATTTGATAGCTGTCTTTATAGCCTGTTCTACCGTGGCACCTCTGTCTAGAGCACCTATGGCAAACTTAGCCCCAGAGCCTATTGCTGTAAATCCATCTGTGATTTGTAGAACCTGGGCATACCATTCCTCGTTAACCGATCTCTTAGCAGAAGAGATATACCATAAGGTGTGGTCTAGCCAATAAAGAAGAGCCTCGAATTCACATCCTAAAGCAATGATTTGCTTAGACGTAGGAAGTTTCTTCACTCTACCGAATAAATCAAGTATGGCTCTGTAATCGGCATCTCCTGCTATACCGATTATGGCTTTATTTTTTAACTGATGAATCTTCTTATGTTTATTGGAAAAGATAGAAGAATCTCCTTCGTCAGAGACTCGACTATCTGAACCCATAATCTTATTTTTAAAGACTATTATTGTCACAGTTTATAGCTCAGGACTTGGACATTCTGTGGGTCAGATTTGTAATGGTCTATCCATGCTATTCTATGTCTCTCTGCGTCCTTGATGTCTTCAAAGTCATCGCCTATGACCTCTGCATTTAAAAACCCATCAAACATATTATTGGTTTCTATATAATAAAGTTCGACTACGCAATATCTAGTCATTTCTTTTTCTTTCTAGTCTTCCCTTTTCTTGATTTAAGGTAATCTTCTGGGACAAACCAATCTGTTAGTGGGTTTTCTAGTAAGTCTGCTGCTCTTCTTAACTGATCTGGGTCGGTGTGTTTAACCATAATAAATCTGTTACAGTAATCATGCAATATAGCTCTAATTACCCCGGCGTTCGGACCACCATGAGCATGGTCTACGGGATAAGAATAAACATTCTCTTCAAAATCTTTTAGGCATATAGGACATTTATGATTTTGTTTTTCAAGAAGTTGTTTATAATGGTCTAGAGTGATTCCAAAATATTTAATTAACGCACTGTTTCTACGTTTAGCATAACCTTCTTTACTGGAGTGATAAGCTTTATGGCACTCTATACACTGTCTAGAAGTTTTTTTAATTCTTGATTTATAAAATTGTTCTAAAGGTTTTATTTTATTACAACTAGAACATTCGGATAAATTTTTATTTGCTAAATCTATTTCTTTATTCTCACAAGCAATACACCTATAGTGTATATTTTTATTTGAATAAAGTTTATATTCTTCTCTAGGCTTCCATTCTTTACACTTAGAACAAACTTTATGTGTTATCCAATATTCTCTAGGAGTTTTTGTATAGCGCTCTTTTCTGTGCAGAGAAAGGCAGAGCCTGCACCAAGGATATTTACCATCTTTTCTTTTAGCCTCATTACTAAATTCATCTAGAGGTTTTTCTATTTTACACTTGGTGCAGGTCTTAGCCATTACAGGGAGAGCATACCTTGGATTTCATCAGAAGATGAAACCTTCTTTACGTACTTCACGGCTGGAGTCTGAATGGCGAATACTACAGAGGCTGTGTCTTCCGGGCCATCTACTACCGCGATAAACTGTGGACCAAACTTAAGATAGCCTTCTGCCTGTTGGACTTCGCCCGGAAGTTCATTACCTTCTTTGTCTGTAGCTCCTGAAGTAAACAGATGAAACTGGAACTTACCTGGTTTTACTTTAACCTCTGTAGTCTTGTTGCGGCTCTTGAAATCGATTACGTCTGACATTATTCTTCTTCTTTCTTATTTATTGAGAACACTTTTGGTTCCCTTATTATTTTTACCAGAAATCTTGGGCCGGTGCTGTACAAGTACGTCTTGACGCCTTCTCCTCCGTTGCTGTCTTTCCAACATTCATATTTATATGAACAGTAGGAACATCCTATAGACAGCTTCTCGTTACCACTCTTACCGTCTGGCTCAGACTGATAACACCTCTCTGGTAACTCAGAAGACGATACGGCTTGACGTACCACTTCTATTCTACCAAGGACGTCATACCCGTCTATTTTCTCTTGAGGTAATTCTAGAACACACACCTCGCCTGATTGTTTATCAAAGGCCACCCAAGCGGCAGGTAGCTTCAGGGCATGGGCATAGCCAGCCAACTGTCCTACATATCCGAATGGATCGTTATCTTCTTCTAGAAGAGTTCCTTCTTTGAACTTCTGAAAGGAGTAACTAGAACAAGACTTGATATCGACTAGAACTCCATCGATGACACAGTCGATATGCCCCTTCACTCCGGAGACTTCTATCTGTTCTTGACATCTCGTGACTTCATGACCGGCTGCCTGGATAAGGAATAAAAGAAGAGCCTCCGTGGCGTCTCCGTAAGAGAACTTCAGTAATGTCTTACCAGAAATCTTCTCTCCTTCATAACCATTGAGATCATACCAGAGTTGACGCAAAGGCCGTCCTATATTAGACATCCGCAAAGACGGGGATCGTTCTTCGTTATTGAATCTCTTTGAGAGAACGTCCCCGATATCCTTTGCGTATTTCTCTACCAAACCATGATCCGAGAGTTTACCGTCTTCTAGAACTTTGTAGACGTCTTGGACTAACGTAGAGAAACTAGACAATTACCAGTCTTCGCCTTGGTCTGTAGTTTCAGACGAGATGTCTTCCCTGACTGGGAACTCAGACTTAGGTTTATACTTGGCGTGGTCCCAGACTTGAATGGCTAGAACACTCGGCTTCAGCCTCTTCTTGCCTTTACTCTTTACCTCGTTGAGGGTATATGAAACGTTAAGAACAGAGTCGTTACCGATTAACTTAGTCTGATCCCACTCCTCACCCTTATGGTCGATGACACGGATTGGCTTGGCTTCTGTACCATCCTGCTTAACGGCCTTACGGGTAAATCTCAGGTGGACTTCACCGTTGTCAGACTCCTTGAAATAGAAAGGGTCTATCCCGTTAGAGATGCCTAACTGCTTGTTATCGTCATCTACGTATAGATCGATACTCCATTCGGCAGGTCCGTTGTCGTAACCAGGAGGGGCCTTGCCTAGAATCTTGGCCCAACGGGCCTTACCACGAATGATATAACTTTTAATAGCCAATTATTTTACTTCCTTAAAATTGATACCAGCCTGAGACATCTCTAGCTTCCGTAAGACTTGAATTTCATAGACAGAATCTCCGTCTTGAAAACCACTTCCCATGTAAATCTTTTCTACTTCGTTGAGGCTTTTATAAGCCTCTTCATCAATTACATAACGATCTACATAGAGTTTCTTTGCTTTTACAGCCATTTAATTACCTTTTCCTGTGATATAATTTTCAATTTCTTTTGCATAACGTATAAGACTTTTGACATCTAGGCTGCTGTTATGCGCCCTTAACAAATCTTGAATAATCAGAAGTCTTCTGAGTTCTCCAGAAGTGTCGTTGAGCTTAATAATTTCAATTTCAGTATCTTTTTCCTGAGCAACCATCTTGAGTAGTATACCTTATTAAGCCGTGATGTCAAGAGCTTTCTTACGAATTCTCTTAGGCTTTAATTCAACTGCCCAATAATTGATTACATTTTTTAACTCCGGGTCGGAAACAACATCTACTAATTGTTCTAACAACTGTTTTAATTCTTCTTGCTGTTCTGTTTTTAGCGTCTTCATTTTATTTCCTTATCTGTATAAATCTTCATATTCTTCTGCTACACTGGCTTCAAATTCTAATATAGTTTGAATAGCTTTATCTACTTTTTCTATGTCTTTCTTATCTTCTAATATCTTACTAGGATCAATATAACCCCCATAAAATAGATCATACATAAAATCAGATGTAGATATATTTAGATTCTTTTTAACTTTCATTTGACATTTTTCTTTTCTATGTTATAATATCTTCATGCGTCGCTCAGGGAATACCATATATGTATATATACCAAAACAATCCGGCTATGGATAACCAGACCAGGGCTGAGTACGCATAGTAATCATTATTCATAATTCCACCACTTGATTAGGA